CGCATCAGGCGGCCTTGCCCAGCAGTTTCTCGGCCTTCTCGGCGCGGCGGGTCCAGTACGTCACCAGGCGGGCGCGCTCGTTGAACTCGTGCGAGCGGGCCGACAGCGTGCGCTCGGCGTTTTCGAGCAGCGCCTTGAAGCGCGCCACCTCGGCCATCGCGGCCTTGAGCTGGTCGTCGGCCTCGACCACACGGCCCATCTGTTCGTTCTCGGCCAGCAGCTCGGCGACGTCGGCCTTAAAGTCGGCCAGCTGCTCGTCGCGCTCGGCCAGCTGCTGGCGCAGCGCGGCGTTTTCCTGCTGCAGGGCGGCGACATCGATCACGGCGACCGCACCCTGCTCCGGGGTCAGGCGCGGCGTGGCAACCGTCGGATCGGTGCCGCCGTCCAATTCCCCCGAATTCGAGGGAATTGACGGCTTGGCCTTGGGCGGCTTCGGCGGCGTGATCGTCTTGGTGGCCGCGTTGATCGACATCTCGCCGGTTCGTACCTGGGCGATGACCTCGGCGCTGGCCTTCTCAATGATCTTTTCGACCTTGCGCACGGTGTCGCGGCCAACGCCTGCCGCCTTGGCGATCGCCTCGTCGGTGCGGGTCGGACCCTCGGGCAGGTTCAGACTAGGGTCGGCCTTCCCTGCCAGCATGCGCGCCTTGGCCCGCTCCGCGACCAGTGGCTTGAGCTTGAGCGCAAGCGCGACGCGCGAAAAATCGGTCGTGTTGCGCCTGCCGAGCTGGTTCTCGATCATCCAGATTTTGGCGTCCTCTTTCGTCACCAGTCCGGTCTTTTCGACCGTCTGGAACGGGATGCCGTGTTTCGTGCAGAGGGTATAGCGGTTGTGGCCATCGAGCAGATAGCCACCCCACACGACCAGCGGATCGCGGCAGCCGTCGGCGATCAGGCTCGCTTCCAGACGGGCCAGTTCGTCCGGGGCCAGCGGGTCGATCCAGGCTTGCAGTTCGGCGTCGATGTAGACAGGCTCGTTCATGCTTTGCTTCCAGAAGGGTGATGGACGAAACCGCTCATGCGGCCAGGTCGAGGGTCAGGACGATCGGATCGAACCACTCGCCATGCGCCCGGTAGGCCGCAAAATGCTTGTGGATCTCGGCTTCGCGGGTGCGCGGGACCTTGTCGATGCGCTTAACGATGCGCAGCTCCACCGGGCATCCGGTCTGCAGGGCCGCCAGGCGCGATTCAGCATGGTTGGAAACACCGATCTTGACCAAGCCGCCCGCCACCGACTGGATGAAGTAGACGGTCGCCAGCGCCTTCGAGCGCGGCTGGTCCGCATCGGGCGGCAGCTGGTCGCTTTTTTGCCATTTGAGGTCAGCCGCAGTGACGCCGTAGGGCTTGAGCATCAAGTCGAGGGCGAGGCCGACGGCGACCGGATGGAATGGACGCTTGGAATAGGTGGCGACGCCTTCCGGCATGGCGATGACCTCGTAATGCACGTATCCGGGGCTTTTCGCGCTGGGGAAGGTACTGGCGATGACCCATGGCTTGACGTCGCCGGTCGGCATCGACGGCAAGTTGATGCCGCTCCACGACGTGGCCAGCAGATCGTCCTGCGACAGTGGCAAGGTGGATTCGTACACGCTGTCGTCAAAAATGTGCTCGGTCACGGCAGGATCCCCAACAGGGTAAATGCACGCAGGAGCAGTTCTTCCTGGGTGCCGTACAGTTTTTCAAAACGGGCCTTGTTCGGATGCACGGCGACCAGGCTCTTGTCCTCGCCGGTGCCCTGCTGGTGATGACCGGCGCAGAGCGGCAGGACGTTCCGGTGGCAGCCCGGCACGGTGCGCCCGCCGATGTGGTGGATCGAGACGTAATTCGAGCGCGGCAGGCCGGCCACCAGGCAGGCGATGCAGCCGATCTCATTGGCCAGCCGGTCCCACAGCGCATGTTCTTCCGGCGTCACCGGGCGCTGCTGGGATCGCAAGCGCGTCTTGCGGGCGAACGGCACGCGCGGGTACGGTGACTTGACCTGCTTGGGGGCCTTGCGCACGAACCCGCTGCGCTTCATCGGCTCGGATCGTTTCATCGTTGCGCCCCGGCCTGGCGGTAGGGGCGGTCTTCCTCGACATAATCCTCGCGCAGCTGCTCGCACTGGACCAGGCCGCGGGTCAGGCGCTCGAGCGGGCGCAGACGCTTGGGCGGCACGCCTTTCTTGAGCCACTGCTGCACGGCCTGCGGCTTGATGTCGAAGGCGCGCGCCAGGGCGGACTGCGAGCCGACGTAGGCGAACACCTTTTTCAGGTGCCGCTGTTCGCGGCGCCGGCGAGCGGCGAGCATCCGTGCGGAAAGTTTTTTCATGCTGCCATTCTACAAGTTTTACTTGTAGAAGCAAGCAGACTTTATATCTTCACTTGACCAAACAAGCGCCACTTTACTTAACCCTGTGTTATGTTGCTGCCTGTGAACATTTACCAACCAGGGAGCCTGACTATGTCTACCGCCCACAGTGACCGCACGCCGAATGCCAAGAACAAGAAGCCCACGGTCACGCCGATCATCCATGAACGCATCAAGGCCCAGCGCGAAAAGCAGGACATGAGTCGGAGCGCACTGGCCACCGCCTGTGGCGTCACACCCCAGGCGGTGTATGGGTGGGAGGAACTAGGGGCGATGCCCTCTTACCATCGGTTACGAAAAATTGCTGCGATCCTAGATACAACAGTTGAATGGTTGTCAGGCGGAATTAGTGTTAATGTACCAACTGGTATTCAATACACCCTGATTCCGCTGTTGGGATCAGAACCAGAAGGAGGCGGCGACGTGCAATATCACGAGGAAGTTGGAGACCTCAAGGATGACCGCAATACCTTTGTCTATCGCCGCGACTTCCTGCAGCAGCTGGGCGTACAGCCCGAATGGTGCAGGGTCGTGCGCGGGGACGAGCACATGAACCTCGGCAGCCAGCTGCTGGTCGATCTGCAACAGAAAGACGTCGAGAACGACCGAGTGTATGTCATCCAGTCGCCGAGCGGCCCGATCGTGCGCCGGCTGTTCGTCCAGCTCGACCAGAAGGTCCGCGTGCTGGCCGACCGCGCAGGCATCCCGGAGCAGATCGTGCCCCCCGAGGCCGTCCATGTCATCGGTAGAGTAGTGGCGTTCCAGGGCACCCTTTGAAGGGAACAACCCCACCCTAAAAAAAGCCGGCCATGCGCCGGCTTTTTTTTCGCCGCAATTCCGCCACCTGCTCGCGCGGCCGACGTGGAGTGCACTGTATTGACGCGCAGGGCAATCCGGGACGCATGCAGACGAGTCTGGACGATGCGGCCACCTCATCAATTTGCGCAGATGCAACGAGTTAACCAAACAGTAATCAAGTTTCCCGAGTAGGCCCTCTAAAGTTTCCCTGAATATTTTTAAAGTTTACCTTGTAAATTAAAGTTTAGCTTTATTACACTGGTTCCTGTTCCCCACGGAAAAAACAGGAGCCGTCTTGGATCACACCCTCATTCATACCCTGCCGGACGTCGTGATGACGTATCCGGGGCTGGCCGATCTTCGTTTTCGCCTGGGCGGGCCGGCGCCGGTGCAGGTCCAGTTCGTCCACGAGCCGGGCACCCCGGACCTGCCGACGCTGCGAAACGGCGATCCGGGCGAGCCGGGCGTGCCGGAATACTTCGACTTCAAGCACATCATCACCCAGCGCGCGCTGGTGCTCACCACACCCGATGGCGAACTGCGCACCCTGATCCCGCGCGGCTACGACCTGTGCAAGGTGCTCGACCAGCGGCAGCTGGACGCGCTCGAGTGGGCGCTGCTGGCCCGCCGCCGTGCGGCAGACGACGATGCGCGGCTCGACACGATGGGCCGCGCGATGGCCAGCCTGGTGGTGGGCTACCCATGAACGCGCCGCTCAAAACCCACTGGAAGCAGCTGGTCGACCCGCGCTTCGTCGGCGTCTACGCCCTGCCCAATGGCGAAGACATGACCGTCACGATCAAGTACGTGCAGAAGGAAACCGTCACCATGATGGGCGGGAAGAAGGAAGACCACAGCCTCGCGTACCTGGTCGAGACGAAACCCTTGATCCTGAACGTCACCAACCAGAAGACGATCGAGAAGCTGTACGGCCCCTACATCGAGGACTGGGCCGGCCAGCGCATCACGCTGTACGCCAGCACGACGAAACTGGGCAGCGAAATGGTCGAGTGCCTGCGCATCCGCGCCAAGATCCCGGCCAAGACCAAGCCACCGATCACCGACGCCCGCATGGAGAACGCGCTGGCGGCGGTCAGGAAGGGCGATTTCACGGCGGCCAAGATCCGCGCCAAGTACGAGCTGACCGAGGGCCAGGCCGCGTGCCTGGACGCGCTCGAAGCGGAACTGGCCGGCGCTTCGCACGACCCCGGCGCGGCACCGGAGGCGGAATGAACAACTTCCACTTCCGCTGCTCGTCGCTGTCGCTCTTGATGACGGACCCGAAGTCGATCGACCCGGCCCTGCTGGTCGACCCCGAGCTGGCGGCCATCGCGGCCAAGAAGGTCAAGACCGACGAAGACCGCGCGATCCTGGCGCCGCTCTTGGACATGAGCCTGTCCGCTGGCGCGATCACCTACCTGGAACAGCTGGCCCAGGAGGAGGTGTACGGCTACCAGAACAAGGTCGACACCAAGTACACGCGCAAGGGCACGAAGGTCGAGAACGATTCGATCGAGCTGTACAACGAGCGCTTTGGCACCTTCTACGTGAAGAACACCGAGCGCCGTTACAACGGCTACATCACCGGCGAGTGCGACATTTTCACCGGCGAAAAGATCATCGACATCAAGTCGAGCTGGTCGCTGGCGACCTTCCCGGCGCTCTCAGTGCGCGCCCACAAGCCCGAATACGAATGGCAGATGCGCGGCTACATGTGGCTGTGGGATTGCGAGGAAGCCGAAGTCGCGTACTGCCTGGTCGATACGCCCGAGGACCTGATCGGCTACGAGGACCCGCACCTGCACACGTTCGACTGCCTGACCGAGGACCGCGACGAGCTGCTCGCGCTCGAACTGCGCATCACCACCATCACCTACCGGCGCGACCGCGCGATCGAGGAACGCATCAAGCGCCGCGTGACGGCGGCGAGTGCCTACCGCGACGCGGCCATCGCACGCATCCACGCCGACCACCCACGCCTCCACTAACAGAAAGGAATCCACCCGCATGGCCTCCGTCAACAAGTGCATCATCGTCGGCAACCTCGGCCGCGACCCCGAAATGCGTTACATGCCGTCCGGCGATGCGATCGCCAGCATCGCCGTGGCGACCTCGTACAAATCGAAGGACAAGAACACCGGGGAAGCCAAGGAGCTGACCGAGTGGCACCGCATTTCGGCGTTTGGCCGGCTGGCGGAAATCATGGGGCAGTACCTGAAAAAAGGGTCGTCGGTGTACGTCGAGGGCCGCCTGCAGACCCGCAAGTACACGGACAAGGACGGCATCGAGCGCTACGCCACCGACATCATCGCCGAGAACATGCAGATGCTGGGTGGCCGCGGTGACGGCGCCGGCAGCGGCGGTGGCCAGGCCGCACCGAGCGCACGCCCGCAGCAGCGCCCGCAAGGCCGCCCGGCCGACGAGCCGCAGTGGACTGACGGCGACGTACCTTTTTAGATCGAGGCCCCCATGCGAGACAAGAACCGCACCGAGGCCTACCAGGCCCACCGCGTG